TGCCAGTAAAATCATGCACATTACCCAACGGAAATAAGGGTTATAAATGGGGAACAGAAGGAAAATGCTATGCAGATAGAGCTAGCGCAAAGCGTCAAGGGGCGGCCATTGGCTACAAGAAGCGAGCTAGAAAAAGCGGTAGAGGTCGCTAGAGAGTTACGACAGCGAGAGCGGTACAACAGGCTAGACTTCTACGATCCGTACCCCTATCAGCTCAGGTTCCACGAAACAGGAGCAGACGCAAACCAGCGCTTGTTGATGGCTGCCAATCGTATAGGCAAGTCCTACAGCGGTGCTGCTGAGTTAGCCTACCACGTAACCGGGCTGTATCCCAAGTGGTGGAACGGCAGAAGATATAGACAGCCTATAGTTGCGTGGGCTGGCGGGGTCAGTAACGAGACCACCAGAGATATAGTGCAACACGAGTTATTGGGTTCCCCAGATGACCCAGAGGCGTTCGGTTCCGGTGCTATACCGAAAAATCTAATAATGAAAACCGAGCGAAAACCTGGTGTCCCTAACGCCAAATCGGTCGCTCTAATCAAGCACGTTAGCGGTGGGAACTCTTCTTTATTTTTCAAAGCCTACGAGATGGGTGTGGAAAAGTGGCAAGGACGCAGTGTGGATTGCGTGTGGCTGGATGAGGAGCCCGGCAGAGATATATACAGCCAAGCTGTAACTCGCACGCTAGATAGACGTGGCATGGTATACATGACGTTTACTCCAGAGCGCGGAATGACTGAAACTGTAGCCTCGTTTATAAACAGTATAAAGCCCGGACAGGCGCTGATTAACGCCACCTGGGATGATGCCTCACAGTCTGTGATGTCGATGAACGGACAGCGAGGACACCTGCATGAGTCTATCATGGAGCAGATCCTTAGTAGTTACAGTCCGCACGAGCGCGAGATGCGCCGGTATGGGCGTCCCTCCATAGGTAGTGGCCTGGTGTTTCCGGTGATGGAGGAAAAACTGATAGTTGATCCTGTAGAGCTAAAGGATCATTGGCCTCGTATATGTGGAATTGACTTTGGGTTCGATCACCCCACAGCGTGTGTGTGGTTGGCTTGGGATAAGGATGAGGATGTGGTGTACGTGTATGACTGCTACAGGCAATCAAAAGCGTCACCTGCAGTACATGCAGCGGCTATCAAGACCAGACCACACTACATTCCTATCTCATGGCCACATGATGGCAATCGTCGAGACAGCATGGGAAATCCCGGCCTAGCCGAGCAGTACCGCAGTTTGGGGTGTAATTTCTTACCGTTCCATTTTGAGAACCCTCCGGCTCTTGGACAAAAGAAAGGTGGAAACTCTGTGGAGGAGGGTATCATGGCCCTGCTGCAGAGAATGGAGGCCGATCAGTTCAAGGTATTTTCAACCTTGGGTGATTGGTGGGAGGAGTTCAGGATGTACCATAGAAAAGAGGGAAAGATAGTCCCTATTAGAGATGACTTGATGAGCGCAACGAGATACGCTGCGCTAACACTGAGGTATGCGGTGTCTGGCAAAGACCCAACATGGACGAAAGACCTTGAATACAAAAACTACGGAATTGTTTAATGGCTGAAAAAATCACAGAAGAAGAACTGGTAACAAGGGTACGGGGCGAGATAACCGACTCCCTTGGTTATATGGGTGACACCATATCTTCCCAACGAGAGCAGGCCATGCAGTATTACTACGGGTTGCCCTTTGGCAACGAGGTAGAAGGCCGCAGCCAGTACGTAGACACCACCGTACAAGACACCATAGAGTGGATAAAACCTTCTCTTATGCGTGTGTTTGCCTCCGGGGATGAGATGGTTAAGTTTTCCCCACACGGACCAGAAGACGTAAAAATGGCTGATCAAGCCACAGATTATGTAAACTACGTTTTTACCAAAGATAACCCTGGTTGGGAAATCCTCTACTCATGGTTTACCGATGCGTTGCTGAGCAAGAACGGAATTGTTAAAGTATGGTGGGATGAGTACAACAATGAGGAGCGAGAGGAATACACCGGCCTAACAGAGATGGAGTTCGAGGCTCTGCTATCTGAGCCCTCTGTAGAGGTTATGGAGCACACAGAGTACACCGACCCTGAGTATAAGGAGTCGGAAGAGGTGGAAACCCCGGAGTACGCGCAGGCTGTGTCCATGCTGCAAGTGGGAGAGGTTCTGCATGATGTCGTTATAAAGAGAAAAGAATACACCGGCAAAATAAAGATAGAAAACGTACCACCCTCAGAGTTTCTAATATCTCGTGAGGCCAAGAATATACAGGACGCTAGATTTGTTTGTCATCGCGTGCTTAAAACGCTATCCGAGTTGAGAGAGATGTACCCGGATGAAAACCTAGAACCCTCAGATCTTGGGGGTAGTGGCAGCGACGAGATGGTTGCTTTTTCCTCGGAGCGCCTCGAGCGTTATGCTGTTGATCAGTCCGCCCAATACTGGGAAGGCTGGGGCGGTGGTGACGATTTCGCTGACGAAAGCCTGCGTACATATTGGTTGCACGAGTCATTTCTTAGAACAGATTACAACGGCGACGGCATTGCGGAACTGAGAAAACTTTGCACCGTTGGAGACAAGGTGCTGGCAAACGAAGAGATAGACTCTATCCCGTTTGTTTCTATAACCCCAATTAAAATACCGCACAAGTTCTTTGGGTTGTCTATAGCCGATCTGGTTATGGATCTTCAACTCATGCGTAGCACTCTGATGCGCAATCTGATGGACAACATGTACAACCAGAACTTTGGTCGTTATGCTGTGCTGGAGGGTCAAGCAAACCTGGACGATTTGCTCACCCAGCGCCCGGGCGGCATAGTGCGTGTGAAAACCCCCAATGCTGTCACCCCCCTGGCTACCCCCGCGCTAGAGCCCTACACGTTCCAGATGCTGGAGTATCTTGATGGGGTGAGAGAATCTAGGGCTGGCGTGTCACGTATGTCTCAGGGTATGAACGAGAACGCCCTAACAAGCCATACCACAGCCACAGCGGTTAACGCTGTTATGGGGGCTGCACAGAGCCGGGTAGAACTGATAGCCAGAAACTTTGCAGAAACTGGCGTTAAAGATCTGATGACTACCATCTATGAGCTGTTGCACAAAAACCAAGACAAGAAAAGAGTTGTTATGTTGCGTAATGAGTGGGTGCCTGTGCGTCCAGACGTATGGCGTGACAAGTACGATTGCACTGTGTCTGTAGCCCTTGGTAGTGGTAGCAAAGACCAACAGATGATGCACCTCAGTCAGATGCTGCAGTTTGCCGGTGAATCGATGAAAGGTGGCCTGCCTATTGTTAATGAGCAGAACATATACAACCTGTCTGCGGCTCTTGTTAGGACTATGGGGTTCCAGAATGTGGATGATTTCTTGACCAACCCCGCTGACCAGCCCCCTCCCCAACCGGGCGCCGATCAAGATCCACAGGCTATGGCCGAGCAGCAGATGCGTCAAATGGAGATGCAGATAAAGCAAAAGGAGCTTGAGATAAAGGCGGCAGATGTTCAGGTAAAAATGCAGAAGATTCAGCAAGAGGCGCAAAAGGACGCGGTTGACGCTCAGTTAAAAATGTCAGAGTTAGAACTTGAGCGCGAACAAGGTAGAGCAGTAGCAATAGGAGCGACATGAACGAGGAATTCAGGGAGGAGCGTGCCAAACGCATATTAGAAGACCCTCTGTTTATAGAGGCGTTTGACGCGGTAAAGAAAGATCTAATGAACAGTTGGAGTTCCAGCGGTTCGACAGAGTTAGAAGCCAGAGAGTCTATCTGGTTAGCGATAAGATTGCTTGACAAAATTCATGGCCATCTACAGTCCATAATTGAAACGGGACACATGGCCAAGATGATGGAAAAGCAACACCCATTCATTTAAGAGGATTATATTATGGCGGATACGCAGCAGCAAGCCCCGCATCCGGCAGTAATGCCGAGCACCGCGTTAGGTGGAAGTGTCACCGAAGCGCAAGAGGCAATACTTGGACTTCTGGCCCCTGAGGAGGAACAGCCAGAAAAAGAGGAAGCCCAACCTACTGATGTTGAAGAGTCTCAACCCACAGAGGAAGACGAATCATTTGAAGAGGAGCAGTCCGAGGAGTCTGATGACAACGAGGAAAGCGCAGAGTCTGATGAGATGGAGGAGTCCGATGAGGACGATGATTCTGAAGAGCCCGAGGAGATAACCCTATACACTGTAAAAGTAAACGGGGAAGATGCGGAGGTTACTGAGGAAGAACTAATCAAAGGGTATTCCAGACACTCAGACTATACCAAGAAAACGCAAGAGTTAGCGGAGGAGCGAAGAAATATTGAGGCCGCACAGTCTCAGTATCAATCTCAACTAGCCTCCATGCAGCAGGAGCGTCAGCAGTATGTTCAGGCAGTAAGCCAAACAATTCAAAACTCGATGGCTGGTTTGCAACAGTATAGCGATATAGATTGGCCTGCTCTAAAAGAGCAAGACCCGATCGAATACATTACCAAGCGCGATGAGTATCGAGAGATACAGGAAAACGTGCGCGCTAACCAGCACAAGGTCCAGGTAGAACAGCAGAAATTCGCTCACGAACAAAAGCAGGAGCGAGATCATATGTTGCGTGAAGAGCATGGGAAGTTACTCGAAAAGATGCCAGAGTGGGGAGAGCCCACAGAGCAGAAACGATTAGCCAAAGAGCTTAGAAATTACGCAACCGCCCAAGGCTTCTTAGATGAAGAAGTCAACAGCTTGATTGACCATAGATCTCTAGTCGTTCTTTCTAAAGCGTTGAAATATGATGCTTTACAGAAAGCCGACGTAAAGTCTAAAAAGGTTAAAAACAAGCCACGGGTTGTTCGAGCTGGAAAAGGATCGGGTAAGAGCGCGGATACCAAGTCTAAACGTACAGCACAAATGAAGCGTCTTCGGGGGTCTGGCCGCATAGATGATGCGTCTGCACTCCTGGAGGATTTTATAGACATTTAACTAAGGAGGAAATGCTATGGCAGTTCCCGCAAATACTAGGTCAACTTATGGTGCTATAGGCATCAGGGAAGACCTAAGCAATATTATATATA